ACGAACCCGGCCAGTCTGAGGCCCATCGAGTGATCCGCATCCAGCGCAAGTTGGCGCGCGCGTTTGAACACGCCAACACCGAGATCGAATAATACACCGCCGGGGGTTTCGGCTCCCGGCACCTTTATGTAGGACAACAGACACATGACCGATGAAGAATTTATGGCTTTGCATTTCCACGATGGTTGCGGCCACTCGATATCTGATATCAATAAATTATGTGAAATGAGTGAGGACGAAGCAAATAAGATTATGAGTGCTGTTTTCTGGCGCATCGCATGGGTCGAACCTGCGGGGTACTGGCGAGCGTGCCATCGGCATGATCCGAGCATAATTCTGACAGCTTACACACGAGACAAGATTTTGGCAGACATCGAAACAATCGAGAAACGAAAGGAAAAATACAAATGAGAAATATCATCGAAATAGTCGGCAGCGTTGTCGTATTCGGCAGCATCTTCGGAATGGCAATCTTTGCGATGGTGGCTTTCGCATGAGCAAATCAGGACAACAGCCGTTCGAATTGCAAAAACATGTCAACGTCGTGCTTCGCAGCGGGGCGCAATGCAGGGCGCAGATCATCGGGCGCACGATAGAAGCGGAGCCGCACTATGATCTGCGTCTATCTGACGGCACAATCGTGCAGCGCGTCAGGCTTCATCTGGGCGACAACGAAAATTATTTAATCAATGCGATAGCGCCATGACTGAGCCGAAATTTACAACAGAGCAAGTGCATCTGATGTGCGATATGATGGATCATCACGGCATGACGGCGCGTGAAGTCGGCGATAAATTTGGCATCACTCGAAACGCTGTCATCGCTCTGCGTTATCGCGCAGGTCGCGCAAAGCAGAAAGGGCATGATCCGCTGATGGCAGGTAAGGATCAGACACCATCGAAGCCGTGCCTGCGCTGCGGTTCGAATGCACCGCGTGATCCCGCGCATCGCATTTGTGACAGGTGTAAAAATTCAGATGTTTTTGGAGGAATGTATGCGGCGTACTGAACCGGAAAATTTACTTGCTCGAATGAAGGGAAAAGGGAATGAGTGATCTAATCAAACGGCTGCGGGAAACCACAGAAGAAATGGCGCACTTGTGCGGGCTACCGTTTGCACTCTGGAATGAACATTCCAATGCAGTTTTAGAAGCAGCCGACCGCATCGAACAGCTAGAGGCAGATATGCGACGGCTGGAACAAATCTACAACCGCGATCAGGTCGCGCAGGTTTTCGCGAATGAGATCGAAACAATCTTCGACCGATGGGCGCTCAAACTGAACGCTACTGAACGCTATTGAAACGAGGGAAATATGTGGATCGATTTTATAACGAACTGGCGACTCTGGTTGAGCGTCGATCACGAAATCATCGGCGATATCCGGTTCATCCAGATAGGGCCAATCAGTATCGAAATGTGGCGATAGGGAGCATATTAGAATGGAAACCAAAAAATATATCGGCAAATTGACCGACGACGCTGTTATGTCGTGCAGTCGTCTCCCGGCGCTACTAGGTTATAGCCCGTGGTCATCACCTAATGATGAACTGAAATCGTCGCTCGAAGCGCGGGGGCATAAATTCAAAACGCCCAGCGCCGGGTTCAGCGGTAACGAAGCTGCGGATCACGGTAACAATCTGGAAGGCTATATTCTCGTCGAGGGTGCGAGGCGGCTTGGCTTAGAGATCGACGCCGAGATCACCGAGCGCGTCGAAGCGCAGGATATACCGTTGCAGGGATCGCTGGACGGCATCCTATACGGTGACGGGCGCACGTTGAAGACCGACCCGGATCGCGGCATATACTGCTATAATGCTGACAGCGTGACGCTCGACGGCTGCGGTGTAGCAGAAGCGAAGTTGACCAACGACATAGCCGGGAAAGAACCGCGAGCGTATCGAGGCCCGTGGCAGTGTCAGGGCTTGCAGATATGCACCGGATACACTTGGCACGCGATCTTTACTTTCTTTCGCGGCACCGAACTGCGTATATTTCTCGGCGTCGGTGACGCGGCAGCACAGGCGAAGATCAGGCACGACGTGCTGGACTTCCAGAGCCGCATCGATCTATTCCGGCAGGACGGCGTGACAGATTGGTATCCGGCCATGACGCCGAACGATGCCTCGAACACATACGAACGTGCCGATGACGATCTGCCGGATTTGCGTCTGAGCGGCAGCATGAACGACACTGCACGCGAATTGCTGCAACTGCGGCGACAGAAAGCCGATATCGAGAAAAGGATCGACGCAGCGCAGACCGAGATCATGGATCACATGGGATCGCACTCAATCGCATGGGTTATGGATGGCGACCGCGCCAGTGCCAAATTGACATGGGGTATGTCGCCAGCCTCGAAGGAATACACCGTAAAAGCGCGGCCAGCAGCACGCGGTAAGTCGCTGCGCGTTAAGGAGATGAAAAGTGACCAATAAGCATCGATTCCCGCCGACGCAGAAACAGAAAACTCTGCTCGATTTCATACAACAATATATGCGTGAGCATGACGGTATCGCGCCCAGCTTCAGTGAGATGTCGCAGAATACTTCTATCCCTCGCGGCAGCTTGCCGAGATTGCTTTTCGGTCTCGAACAACGCGGATGGATAGAGCGTATGCCGGGGCTGCGGAGAGCGATTATATTGACCGACGACGCATTTGTGCGAGTCAGTGCTTGATGCTATAGTTGGCATCTCCCGTGTTACTCTCCTACTCAGGGGTCGTCTTCATTATGTTGCCGACCCCTATTTTTTTCGTTTTTTGTGATACTGATGGTTCGACACAAAAACAGATCGCGACTCTAAATCAACGTAAACCATCTCCACGCCAAGCGCCTTTTGCAAATCAGAGCGACCGCGATTAATGCGTGTCGCAACTTTACGACCGGGATTAACTCGGGTTGCGTTTTTCTTGACCTGTATCAGCCTGACGCCATCTTCGTTTATAATGACCAGATCGACAGGGCTGGACCCCTGTACTGCGGGAAATACCCAATAACCTAAACGCAGAAAATACTCCGTCGCGATCATCTCGCAAACATCGCCATCGATATGCGTCTGTCTAGACAATGCTCTCCAGCCGCCTAGCGTGGCGCTCAGTGCGGTTCGTGGTCTGCCGGTACAGGTTACTATCACGCAACTGTGCTGCTGCCTCACGCCAGTCCCTAGCCTCAATAGCGGCATGATGTAGCCTGAATTTCTGGTAGCGCGGCAGACCTAGCTGGAAGCACAAGGATGCGATGACGATCCGCGCCGCGTCCGGCAGGTCGTCAAAATCTGGATGTATCCAGCGAGCATCGTTCAGCGCGATATTAACATCTTGATTGTATAACTGCGTGACACGCGCCTCGCTGATCGCGGTGGAAATAGGCCAGCCGTATTCGCGATCTTCCTCAATAATCAAATGCCCGATGCCGCACGTCGGGTTGCCGAGGTGATCTTCGTAAATTTCGTGGACGATATTTTCGTCTGCCTCCAGCACAAGGCGTAGACTTTCTTCAAATGTCATCGACCCTGCCCTCTGTACTTCTTCCACGACCGGCGCTTGTTCTTATTCGACGGCTTGCTGTTAGGCCCGTTGCCGATGCTGGTGCGGTGCTTTATTTTCAGCGGTTGCCACTCGGAGACGCCGACGCCTTTTGATTTCGTAGCCATTATTTACTGACCTGCTTAATTTTTTCGACGGTCCTTAATCCCCCGAGACCCAAAAGCCCCATCAACACCGGCATCATCTCGCTCATATCCAATGTCGGCAATTCGACAAGATGTCCTGTCTGTGCCAACACAAACGATGCAATTGGAAAGACAATAAAGTTCAGTGCCATCGCAGCGCCACATGACCAGCCGATAAATGGACGCCAGCCCGACACAAACACAGAACGGCTTGCCGCTTCAACTTTGTTTATCTCTAACTGTGCAAGGTCGATCTTTGCGAGGTGTGTCGTTAGCTGCGCTTCAATTTCACGTTCCGCAGCGGCTCGTTTTTCTTTGTCTTCGGGGAGGAACCTTCCGGCCACCTCCATCACGGATGGTAGTACAGCCGATAGTAGACCAATCATTTTGCTATCCTTTCGCTTGCCACAGGAGGATGTGCTCCATTGTGGAGCTTTCTTAACGACGCAGTTTCAGCCTTGAGGTACGCGATATCCGTTTGCATCACAGCGGCGGCCATATGATCGCGTCTCAAAAGTTCCGGCGATGACATCTGGGCGAGGATATTCAGGCGCTGCTCCTGTTTTTCCGTGCGGGTATCTAGTGCATCGATGCGTCGATCCAAGCCGCGTAAACGGACCTCGGTATCGGCGAGTTGATCGATGACAGTAGCCAATTTCTGCCTGACGATGGCCGCTGCGCTTACTACGGATACCAGCATACCCG